GGACATCGTGGATTGGTTGGAAGCCAATGTGAAGAATATGCCTGGCCCGATGCCTGGAGCATTTCGTGTCGAGACAACGCCGTACCTGTCGCCTGTCCTTCGTGCGATGACCGACCCAGAGATACACACCATCGTTGTGTTTGGTGCCGTCCAGATGGGAAAGTCCACCCTGCTGGAACTTTGGTCAGCCTTCATCGCCGCACGAACCCCAGGGCCGACCTTGCTTTTGCAGGATGTGGACTTGAATGCCAAGGACTGGCAGGCCAACCGACTGCGTCCAATCTGGGAAGCGACCCCTGCGGCGAAGTCGAAGATCAGCAACACCGAGAAGTCCAACTGGCACACGCACCAGTTCCAGCGTTGCACGATGTGGGTGCTGGGTGCCGACAACAAACGAAACCTCCAACGCCGTTCCATTCGATTTCTTGGGGGTGATGAAGTGTGGTCTTGGAAGAAGGGTCACCTTGGTGAAGCCCAACGCCGCCGAACCGCTTTCACTTGGAACGGCAAGTCCGTGTTCATCTCGCAAGGCGGCGTGGAAGGCGATGACATCACAAACCTATGGAACACCTCCGACCGCCGTGAGTGGATGTTCAAATGCTTGGCTTGCGACACCCAACAACCGTACGAGTGGACGCAGTTGATTTACCCAGAGGACGCCAAGGGCGGTGGCGGCTGGGACATTGAGGCCGTCAAGAAGGGCATCAAATACAAGTGCAAGTCGTGCGGGCATATGCACGATGACTCCTTCGCTGTACGCCAAGAGATGAACCTCAAGGCGGCGTATGTGCCCATGAACACTTCGGCACCGAAGGGCATTGTTGGTTTCCATTGGAACTCGCTGTGTGGCCAATGGGGTCTGTCTTGGGGCGACTTGGCCGAGGAAGCCATCAACGCCAAGCGTGCATACGATGAACACGGGGACGAGACGGCTCGCATTGAGTTCAAGCAAAAGCGTCTGGCGGAGTCTTGGGTCGAGAACCCAGACGAGGACGGCGGCGAAATCCTGCCTAGCGGTTACAAGATGTCTGACGAGTGGACGGACGAAGCGGCGATGGTCGATGGCAAGATGGTGCCAGCCCCGATCACGGACGAACATAAGAAGTCCAAGCAGTTCGCCTGGATGCGTTCGCTCAATGTCGATGTGCAACGCAACGGCTACTATGCCATCGTCCGCCGTTGGGCCACGGACGGCAAGAGCCGAGGCAAGGAATGGGCGTTCTTGGCCACCGAGGACGAACTACGGGCTTTCCAACTCAAGCATGATGTATCCAATTTCTTCGTCTTTCTGGACTCGGGTGACGGCCCGAATACTGATGCCGTTTATCGTACTTGTTCAAAATACGGATGGAACGCTACCAAGGGTGCTGGTCAAAACGAGTTCGCATGGCGTATCCAGACTCCCTATGGCATCAAGGTTGCCTATCGTCCCTACTCTCGCTCCAAGGTAATCCAGGTCGGTGCCCAGTCCTGCAAACTGTTCTTGTATTCCAACTTGGTGTTCAAGGACGCCCTCTCCCGTTTGCGAAGGTCTGGTGCCCATACCTACCCCGAGGACTTTGGGGATGAGTACCGCAAGCAGATGCAGTCCGAACACCGCACCAAGAACAACGCAGGCACCCCAATCTGGCTTCCCATCGGGGATCGAGCCAACCACCTTTGGGACTGCGAAGTGCAGGGCATACTGTTTGCCATGATGTCCAAGATCATCGGTAAGGGCAAAAACAAGGGGGCAACCGTAGCCGAAGAAAAACCTGTCGTGGAAGCAGAAACCCCTTGACCTTTACCCAAGCAAGGTCACAGTACCCTCAAGTCTGCGGTTCACTCGGTGGCGTGTCGTGCTGTGGTGGCTCTGGTGATGCAAATGGGTGGGCCGCAGACCCCCTTTACATGAGGCTAATTCCAAATGGCTAGAGCAACTGGTATTTTTACTATTTTGTCTATTACGGACATTGAGGACATTGTTGCCCGAGCAGTTGCCTTGCTTAAAGAAGGCAAAACCATGATGGAATACTCGGACTCGGGTACCTCCGTGGTGAAGGGTTGGCCTATCGACATCACCACGGTTCTTGTCGAGGCCCGTTACGCTTTGCAGATTAAAGACCCCCAGAAGTATGGGCCAGTCGATAGGGTGCGTGTCTATAACGGCCTCAACAACTTCCGTTCGATGTAATGCGTAAGAAAACCACCAAGAAAGATTCGCCCGTCAAGGCGTCTAAAGCCCCGAAGGTCGCACCTGGCGTGTCGATCAACCCTGCGTTGAAGAAGCAGGCTTCCACGGGTCCAGGCATCTTCAGCAATTTCGAGTCCGCCAAGTTCAGCAACAAGCGTTCGTGGATTTGGTCGTCGTGGCCGCAGGATTTCAAGAAAACCATGACGGTGTTCGACCGCATGGAGACCACCCGCAGGATGCGGTACTTGGAACTCAATGCGGGACTTATCCGACAGGCCATCGGAGACATGGCCCTCTATTCGGTCGGTTCTGGCATCAAGGCACAAGCCGAATCTGGCGATGAAATGTGGGATAACCTTGCGGACATCTACTTCCGTGAATGGGCATCCAAGAACACGGACATCACGGGTCGTTATTCGTTCTTCGAACTTCAGCACATTGTCTGCCGTCTGATGGATCGTGACGGCGAGTGCTTCATCATCAAGACCCGTGGGCCAGGCGGTGCCCCTAAACTACAAGTCATCGAGTCGCACCGTGTCGGCAACGCCGCCTCGGGTGCCCCGCCTCCTGGCATGGTGGACGGTATCATGTTTGGCCCTTATGGTGCCCCAGTTTACTACAATGTCCTGCGTAGCGATGGCTCCAGCCGTGAGGTTCCAGCCAACGCTGTCTTGCACCTGTACGAGCCAGAACTGGCTTCTGGTGCCCGAGCATACAGCCCGCTTCAGCACAGCATCAATAACATCATTGATATGCTGGAAATCCTATCGCTTGAGAAATTAGCCGTCAAGACCTCCAGCGACATCACCCGCACTATCACCCGTGAGAATCCGCAGTTTGATGGCTCGCAGTCCGACTTCGAAGCCTTCGGTATGCGTCCGCAGGATTACGGCAACAATGGTCTGACCGACCCGAACGAAGCCTCCACCTTCATCGGCGGCAAAGTCCTTTCCTTGGCTCCTGGAGAGAAAATGGAGTCTTTTGAGTCCAACCGTCCGAACAGCACATTCACGGGTTTTATTGACCACCTCATTCGTGACTCGCTTTCGGGCTTCCTCCCTTACGAGTTCACCTACGACCCGACCAAGATTGGTGGTGCGTCTGTACGCCTAATCATTGCCAAGGCTGATCGCAAGTTCCAACACCGTCAGTCCATTTTGATGCAACGATTCCTCACGCCCGTGTGGGGCTATGTCATCGGAAACGCCATCAAGGACGGTATCCTACCAGCCAACGATTACTGGCACCGAGTCGGCTGGACGACTCCACGCCGTGTCACCGTTGATACTGGCCGTGACGCCATCGCCAATCGTGCCGACATCAAGGCTGGCCTCAAGACTTGGACACAACATCAACTTGAAATGGGTAACGACCCCAAGGCGGTTGCCCGTGAACTGTTTGCTGAAAAGGCTCACTTCAAGGAATTGGCCGATGAGTTCGACCTTCAAGTTTCCGCCGCCATCATGCCCGAGAATGTGGCACCGTCCGATGTGGACGAGGCATACAAGAGCGATGACGAAAAGGAACAGGACAAGATGGATGACGGCGAAAGAATCCAAGCCGACCCTAATGACCCGAATGTAGGCCCGAACCCCTCTAATAAATCCGAAGATGAATAACCTTTCCACCGCCTACTTCACGGGGACTCCGATGCTCATCGAGTCCTACAAAGCAAAGGCACACCTTGAACGGGTTGCCAAGTTCGATCCCACCGCCATCAAAGCAGACTCCTCGCTTGAGGATATGCTAGAGATGGTATTCGGCCCACGCCCCCAGATGGCCAAGAACGCTGGACTTGCTGTCATTCCAATCAAGGGAGTGATCGGTAACGGCATCAGCGAAATCGACAAGATGACGGGTTGTTGCGATGTTGAGGACATCGAGGAAATGCTTGAGGACGCCGAGCGTGACGACAACATCAAGGTAATTATTTTTGATGTGGACTCCCCAGGCGGTACCGTCACAGGCGTCCCAGAACTCGCCAAGCGTATTCGTAAGTGTAAGAAGCGTACCATTGGCTGGACTTGCAAGCAGGCTTGCTCGGGCGGCTATTGGCTACTTTCCCAATGCGATGAAGTTTGGGTCAGCGGTTCGTCTATCGTGGCCAACATCGGTTGCTTCATGGGCTTCCTCAACGAAGCCAAGGCTTACGAAATGGAAGGCTACAAGATTGAACTCTTTAAGTCTGGTTGGGCAAAGGCCGCTGGCTACCCTGGAACCGATACTACCCCAGAGCAAAGAGCGTTGTTTAACGCCGATGTGAAAGAAACCCACGACTGGTTTATCGCAGATGTCTTGTCCACCCGTTCGATGGCCAAGGTTGAGGATATGCAGGGCCAATGCTGGTCTGGCCGTCTTGCCGCCTCCAAATTGCTCGTCACGGGCATCAAGGACACCTTTGACGATCTGCTCAAGTATATCAGCGAAGAAATGTACGAAGCCTTTGAAGGTGCCGAGCCTTCCATTGGGAATACGACTACCTACGCCATGAACGCCTCGGCTGAAGTAACGCCCGAGCAAGGCAAGGATGAGGATGGAACTGCCCCTATTTCTGGCGACAAAAAGAAGAAAAAGAAAAAGAACGAGGACGGCACAGATTCCGATGAAGATGACGAAGAAGAAAAAGAACTTCCAAACGACCCTGGCTGTAATCCGATTATCACGGACGAAAAGACCAAGGCGTAACTTGACACCTCGCTAATTCCAAAATGAGCAAATTGTCTCTCGAAGAACGGTTCAACTCCTTACAAGCGGCTTTCACGGGCAAGTCCACGGAAGTGGAATCCAAGGTCGCTGAAGTTGCCACCCTCGCCTCCAAGGTCGCAGAACTTGATGGCGTTCTTGCTTCCAAGGAAGCCACGCTGATTGAATTGACCGCCAAGGTCACCGAAGCCAGTCAGAAGTTTGCTGAATCCGAAGGCATCATCAAGACCCTGCAAAGCGAACTCGCTCAAGCCAAGGCCGCACATGAGTCGGCTGGCAAGAAGGCGGCTAACATCGTGGCTTCTGTCGGCGTAAACCCTGTCGAAGTTTCCCCTTCCGATGTGGCAGTCTCTGCCAAGAACGACCAGGAACTTGCCGATGAATGGGTGTCCCTTAAACAGAAGGACGCCAAGGCCGCTTCCGCCTTCTACACGAAGAATCGCCCTGCGATCCTGCGTGCCTCTGGCCTCAAGTAATTTTCCAACTTTAACCCCGTAATATACTAATATGTCCAACTCCATTGGTGGCTTAACGCTCCAACTCGTTGCGGAAGAATCCCTCCGCACGCTCGTCCCCGAACTCGTACCGCTGACCAAGATCGCCGTTACGGACTTCGGTTCCTATGTCGCTGAACGAGGCTCCACCGTTCACACCCGCTATGCTGGTTCGTTTACTTCCACGAAGTATAACCCTGCTAACGGTTATGTCCCGTCCGCCGCTAACTCGACCGATGTGGCTATCACCCTTGAAGAACCCGATTATGTCGATGTCGCCTTCACGGACTTCGAAGCCTCCACGCTCTCGCTGGAACGCCTCCGCCGTCTGTTCATGGCTCCTATGGCCAACGCCATCCAGTTGTCCCTGTTCAACGCCGTTCTCGGCAAGGTGACCGCCGCCAACTTCGCTAACAAGGCTTACGATGGTACGCTAGTTGGCTTTGACCGCAAGGCCGTGGCAAACGCCGCTACCTCGCTTACCAAGGCTAACTTGCCTCACAACGACCGCCATATCCTCCTGTCGCCCGATGCTCTCGGTCAACTCGTCCAGGATCCGTCCGTCGCCCAGACCTTCTCGTACGGTGTTTCGGATGTCATCCAGAACAACGCTATCGATAAGAAACTCCACGGCTTCGGCGTCAGTGAGTTCAATGGTTTCGCCGCCTTGGGCACTCCTACCTCGGAAGGTCTTAACGGTATCGCTTCCTGCAAGGAAGGCTTGGTCATCGTCACCCGTGTTCCTGCCAGCCCGACCACGGGCGGTGGCGAGCAGATGAATGTGACCGACCCAGAAAGCGGCTTCACCTTCGCTCTCCGTTACTTCTACAACTGGCAGATGGGCACGCACAATATGCAGGCCGTCTGGCTCCAGGGTACCGCAGTTGGTAACCCCAACGCCCTTCAGCGTATCCGCTTCGCTTAATAGCGGAGAGGATTTAGGAGGCCGTTAACAGCCTCCACCAGCGAAAATGCCGAGAGGCCCATCCCTACGGGGGTGGGCTTCTCCTTTTGTTGACAGTCCGCTAATTACAGATGGCTGACTTACCTTCAGAATGGGCCGCAGACGCCCTTGAAATCCTTGGGGAGATTCCCAAGGCGGTAACCGTCAAAAGCGTCCCAGGAGGCACGCCCGTGGCCTTTAATGCCCTAATGAGCCAGCCTGCCGTAATGCAGGACTTGGAAACGGGTGGTTTCACCTCCTCAACCTCGTACGATGTCAAAATCCTGCGGGTTCAAGCCGCCGCCCATCCTGGCCTTGTAGCCTTCGGCAACATCATCGCCTTCAACGGAGAACAGTATCGCATCATGACGGTCACCGACCGACCCCCCTCGGCTTGGGTGATCTGCAAGGTGCAGACGCTGGTTCAGTAATGGCCATTCAAATCCGAACGGCTCGGGATGTTCGGATGAATACCGAACTATACCACACCCATGTGGCCTTGTATTGCCAAGTGATGCGTAAATCGTTGGCCGAAGTGGTCAAGAACGAGGCACGCTTGCTTGCCCGTGACGCTTGCGACTTTACCCCACCATTCTCTGGTTCGGCTCCCTCGATTAGCAAGGGCGGAGAAGGCGGCTTTGGCAATAAAGCCCGTGATAAGGGTCGTGCCGCCGTAAGCCGTGATGTCCGCAGGATTTTTGCCCCGCTTGCCCAGGCTCCATACGCTCTAGTGGCCAGCCGTGGTGACCTTGGTATTTTTGACAAATGGATTAGGCTTAAAGATAAGTTATCACCTCCCCACGAACCTTCATGGATTTTTCGTGTTTATCACCTAAACGGTATGATGGTAACCCAGGCTGACTTTGATAACTTTAAGCAAAGACACGCACAACAGAACAAAATGTCTGGTTTTGCAAAGGTTTCTGATTATGATACTTTAGGTAGCATCCAATCGGTTCATGAGCATATTCGTGGAAAGCCAAATTATTATGTAAGCAAAAACAGGAAACCGACAAACTTTACAGCCAACTTTAATTTAGTCGAAGATTACATCAAAAAGGTTCAAAAGCGTGTAGGTAAACTGAAGGCTGGCTGGTATCACGCTGGCCTTAAACTTGGCTTTATGCCTACCGCCCAATGGATTGCTGGGCAAGGGTCATCCAATTCTATTTGCCAACCGCAATTAACTGGGCCTACCCCTAAAGTTAAAATTGGTAACGCCATCGCCCGTGACCACTCGCAGGGCTGGCACCTATTCCAGAAGGCTTGGAATCACCGTGGATTTGCCATGCGGGAGAAGATGCTCCATGCCTTAAAAGGGCCAAAGAACCACGGCACGCTATTACAGATCACACAAAAACTACAAAAAGGCTTTACCCTTACCCAAGTTTAACAATGAGCATCCCATTCTTTTCAGCCCGTACCATCGTAGAGGAAAAGGTTTCCGCCTACCTTACGGCCAACCTTACGGGCGTGGCCGTCCACAAGGGCATTACGCCCGAAACCAAGGTCATCCCCTTGGTCACGGCATACGCCAAGGCATCCAAGGCCGCTGATGCCCTTGGTAGCCACCCTTACGGCAATTACACCGTTACCCTTGAAATTGGGGTTTACTCGTCCGCAGATGACGAAACCCTAGATCAACACCGTACCCGTGTTCAGACCGTCCAGAACCTCATGTCTGACACGGAAGCCTTAAAAGACCTTTGGACGCTCTCCACGGACGGCATCTTGTACGACCTATGGGTTACCCAGGACGAGGAAGGTATGCATCAGAGAAAGTACGGCAATTTACTTGAATACACGGTATTCGTGATGCTCCCCCCCGCCCCTTGACATCTCGCTAATTCCAAAGAACCATTATGGCTATTACCGCTACCGAATACGGCGTTGCGATGTTTTACGGCATCCGTGACAAAGAAAAGTTCACCTACATGGTGGTGCAGTCCGATAATTTTACCGACAACTTTGCACTTGATGTGGAAGTTCCAGATGAAGAAGGCCGTGTAATCACCGACCACCTTGATGACTGGCGTACTGAATTGACCATTGATGGTGTTTTAAAGGCAGATGCAAATGAGCCAGAAATTGGTAGCACTTTCCTTTATGTTGGCGTTAACTACATCTTGAAGTCTATTGACGATAAGGGTTCTAACAAGGACTATCGCAAATACACTATCAAGGGCGTCAAGTACCAAGAGATCACTGTCGTCTAAAGGGACGGCATCCCACGAATGGATGCTCGTTACCTCAAGGCCACAACCGTATTCCCATCGGATGTAAAAGTCTGTGGGAAACGGTTGCTTCCTTTTTGCCTTCGTCACCGTGTAATGCTTGAGGCTATTGATTCTCCGTTTTTAGATTTTGGAAAGCGTGGATTTACGGCTACTGATGTAATTAAGGCAGTCCGTATTTTATCTACCTACGAAAAAAAGGATTATAATGCCCCAATTACAATTCGTGAAAAGTGGCACATGATTTTGTTAAACTCAAACCGTAATAAATTAGCCCGTTATGTAGGAAGAATTATTGGATTAATTACAAAGTCATGTTCATACCCAAAATTATGGTCTAAAGATGATAAAAACTTAAAGACCAAGGAGAACATTCCTTTTGTGCTTTCGTGCGTAGCCAACAATGTACGCCACGGTTGTACGCTTGAAGAAGCCTGGACAATGCCAGAAGGTGAAGCCGTCTGGATGTCCATTTCTCATGCGATCTACAACGGTTCTAAAATTGAAGTTATTTCTAGCGATGACGAAAAAATGATGAATGACTTTGATAAGATTGTAAACCAATTTAAGAAAGAAAACTCACAAAAACAATGTCCTCATCAGAAGTAGTAGTCACAGTTGGTGCAGACACAACGCAACTTGAAAAAGGCTTGCAAGATGTTGCTACCGAAAGCGGTAACGCTTCCACGAAATCTACATCATTTGCATCTATTCTTGGACGAGCATATGGTTATGCACAGATGCTTATGTCGGTCATTACACCTATCTTCGACTTTATGATGAAGTATGCGGAGAAGGCCCGTGAACTTCGCAATATGTCGGTTGCTACTGGTATGCCGATTGAGCAACTCCAGAAGTGGAATGTAGTGGCACAGAACGCAGGCATTAATCTTCAGTCATTGTCACACACAATGGCCGAGTTCAACAAAAAGATGGGAGAGGCAAAAATTAGAGGTTCAGAGGCCAATGCCGCACTTATTAAGTTGGGCTTTGGTTTGAAAGACATTACCGATGGTAGCCTAAAATATGAGGACGCACTTTACGCACTTGCGGATGCTTACCAGGCTGGTACTGATGATGCTACATTAATGCACTATGGCGTACAATTGTTTGGATCATCTTTTGAACAATTACTTCCAATTATTAAGCAAGGTTCTGGTGAAATTAAAAAGCAACTTGGCAAAGTAGTCACAGCCGAAGAAGAAAACGCAAGAGCCGCATCAAGGTTTGCTGATACTATGACACAAACTTGGGCAATTCTTGAGTCCATTTTTATTGACCTTGTAGGTGGACTTCAAAATCTTGGCGAAGGACTACTTGATTTTATTGATAATTTAGCAAACGGAGTTTGGTATAACATGAAGGGTTGGTTTGGTGACCGTAATCAAATGTTAAAGGATGCCGCCGAAGCCACATACAAACAGCGTTCAACTGGTCACACGAAAGAAGAAGATAAACAATACTACGAAGATTTGGCTTGGAGGTATTCTGCAAATGAGGAAGAAAAGAAAATCTTTTTAGATAAAATTAAAGAACTTCAAGGCGGAGGTAAGGGAATTAAACTGTCCCCACTTGGCCTATCCGAAGCCCAAGGTGCATCCTCGCTTCAACAGATGGGTGGCGGCGACATCGTATCAGCCATTGTCTTTACGCCTCTTGAACGCATCGCCGCCGCAACGGAACAGACCGCTAGGAACACCGATCCCAACAATAAGTCTCCTCTCGGACAAGAAACCACCGACCCATCCTACTATCCAATTGGATACTAATTTATGACCGACACTACTATCAAATACGGTGACGATCTACTTATCCCAGTAGTCCAGCCTGGCTGGACTGTTGAATCAGATGGATTCGGGATGCTTCAATCTACCGTTAAGTTTAGGTGGGCAAAATCTAAAATTGCAGAGTTCCCACAAGTTTTTGCCCGTGGTGCTACGCACCCTTCTACTGATTACTCGCAACTGAAGTTATTCAAGGCGACCATGACCGAGGAAAAGGGTCGTGTGATTATGGTCACGGCAGAGTATTGCGGATTGGCTTCAAACGGCGGCGGTGATGAAGGCGAGGATTATAATGGCCGTGGTTATAGTGACCCACAGGTTATGATGACTGGTGCGGCGGCGGCAGAGAACATTCAAGCCCACCCAAACTTTATTACGGTTAATGTATTAAACTGGGGAGATGTTCCTCCTCTTGCTGGACACCCTCCTTCACTTGGAGGTTTTGACAGCGACCTTACTACTAATCCTAATCGTGCGGCCTGGACTCCCAAAGTCGCTGGCGGTGGCCTTATCAATAACTGTCAGTTCATTGGTTTCTTGCCAAATCAAGATCCAGCCGATGATACTCCAAATCTAAAGGCTGGCATCAAGTCTTACTACAAGCCGCAGATGACTCTCCGTGTGCTTATTTATTTCAACGAAGAAGCCGAAGCATTAGATCGTGCCTCTATCGTTGGTTTTATCACAAACGGTGATGCTTACCATTTGCCAGACGCATACAAGGCTTTTGCGGCAGATGATAGCCCGTACGCTGGTAACTTTGAATATACAGACCCTTGGAAGTCTAAAATCAATAAGTCATTCCTTGTTACGAATGCGTCCGTTGAACGCTTCGGGTCACTCTGGAAAGTTACCGCTGACCTTATGCTTTCTGGACTTGGTGGTTGGGATAAAGACCTTTATATCACAAGTTCCCTAGGATAATGCCACGCTCAATCGGAGGATTCAATTCATCTACCTACGGTTCGTTTGGTACGGGTAATTCTATCTCGGCTGGAGCCATGAATCGCATGGCCATCGCTGTGGACAAGGCGACCACCATGATGTCCCAGGGGGTTGAGTTTAGATCATCCAATAACGGTGTTGCATATAACAGTCCGCAAGAAGTTGTAATCGTTCAGTCCTATCCACCGTTCACGGTATTTCTTGATTCAGTAGATGGCATCACAGTAGTCCGTGTAGCCGTTGGAGCCGTCAACAGCGTCATCCCGCTTATCAACGGTACGATTATGACGGGCACCTACACGCCCATTACAGCCCCTACTTCGGCTGGCACCTATGTGGTGGCCGTCAAGTGCAAGGCCGACCCTGCACCATCATTCTTCCCGCTGGCTGACTCCGAGATTGTCCTAGTGGCCTATCCTACCACGGACACAGACACCGAAGGTTACATCGCATTGGCCGTCATTACGGCTACCTCTGGTACGGGTGGCATCATCAGTCTGGCCGTCAACCAACTGGTGTCTGGTAGCCTATCCGCCGAGCGTCACAAGTATTCGGCACCCAACACGGCATCGTATTATTACTACCGTGTATGATCGAGATTACCAAGCCGTGGAATCGAGTTCCGTTCCATGTCGGGCCAGATAATCAGTATTACTCCAACTCTGGTTACAATAATCTAGGAATCGTTGATTCGACATTGACCAATTTAAAGGCGGATTGCCCTACCAGCGTTGGCTTCATGCTTGGTGGTTTTGCTACGGTTTACAACTCCCATACCGATTCGGTAACCACATGGACGAGCATGACCGACTACGAAACTGTGGACACTCCACGGTTCGATGTAACGGTCTTTGAAGGTGACTATGCCAATGCCCCTTGGGTTGGACTAGCAGTAGAATTAAGGTCAGAACTCCAGACTGATGTGACCACATACATTGGAGGTGTATGGGATACCACCACGACCTATTCCTACCTTAACTACACTTACAACCTAACGGCGGCTAACTACATTCCAAGTTCGTCCGATCCCAATTGGTACCCCCCTAATCAGTATATTACCCCTTGGTCATCTACCCCCCCAGGGCCATCATATACTTCCCAGAAATATGAGGATTTAGGGGGTGGTGACTTTAGGATTACCTATGGTTATAGAATCTCGGGTTGGGACTATATTTCGGTCGTTCCTGGGGACTTTGAGGTAGGTTGACACGGGGCTAATTCCAAAGCCCTATGGCGTCACCCACTTTCACCTTTATCAAGGGTTCGACCTTCTCGGCAGACTGCACCTATACCCCAGAGGCAGGGTGGCCGACCGACCTAACTGGCGTCAGCATCTACTCCAAGGTTCGTGATGCCCGTGGTTACGAGCATACGCTTACCTTTACGCTTACTAGCCCTACCACCTTTACCCTGTTCTACGGCAATACGCAGGGTTGGTTCTCTGGGGTCGCTTTCTGGGACTTGCTGTTCATTAAGAACAACATCGCCTACTATTCACAGGTAGTTAACATCAATGTCCTTGAGAATGTAACGCCGAACTCCTAATGGGTCTCTCAATCACTATCCTTGAATCCGCACATTT